AGGGGGAAGTATACCTGTTTTTTACCATCGCTATCACTCTTCGTATGGCTCTAACCAATCTACCCAGGCATTGAAGTCATCATTATCGATGAGTCGACTGAACTTACAGAGCTCATCGGGGACTACGGCTCCCATTTGCTCTGCTTGCCAGATAAGGTTTTGAGCCCTACCTAGGTGGTCTTCCATAGCTCCTAATTCTTGGGCTGCTTGAATCTTAAGGTCATCGACCAAGGCTTCCTGATGAAGGGCATCCATGCCCATCTTGTGTAGCTCCCAAAGCTCTTCCCTAGTCATGTTCACCTCCGAAGACCTTGTTCTGACAGCTCTGACAGAGTCCGCTGATGGTGAACTCCTTCTTACTGAGCTCATCATCGAATTCCGTGGCAGGGTTTCCACAGAAGACGCATGTATCTGCTTCGATGTGTTCCGTACGATGGAAAGTCGTATCAAGGAACTTCTTGATCTCGGGATGCTTCTCGGATGGCTTCACAGGATCCTCTCTATGGTTACCATCACCACTTGGTACTCCTCGGGGTTAGTTCCAGCATCTTCCCAATCACCTAGGTATTCCTCCCTAGCCTTCTTCGCCGCCTCTTCACTGATCCAGAGGACGTTTCCTTCTTCACCGTGGACTAGGTCTCCTGGGCCGCCCAGATCATAATCACCATGCCAGAAACCATAAAGGATTCGATGAGCCATGTTAGTTCTCCTAGTCCACCATGAAGTCGAAGTGGTCGATGAGTGCTTGGACCATGAAGTCATGAGCTGAAGTTTCCTTATCCCAAGCCATTTCCTTGATCTTCCTGTGAGTCTTTATGGGGATCTTGAGGATCACTGCTTGGGTACGTACTGAGGCGAATTGTCCTGACTTCCATCTCTTCCTTTTCTTCTCATCTTTGACTATCGGAGTCATTGTTGGATGGCTCTCCTTCCCTCAGCTGTGATGGAGTATTTCCTTGTGTGCCTGTTGTAGGTAATGAGTTCCACATCGTACCGTCCATAGATATCTACGGAGGCTCCTAATCCTCTAAGCCTGTTCCTTGTAGTAGGCCAAGAGGAGTAGTATTGTGATCCATTTCTGTCTCTCCCTTTCCTCAATCCTAACATTTCTACGATCTCCTTGGTAGTCCTAGGTTTGATTCGTAGGAATTCTAGGATTGTCCAGAGTCTATACCCTTCCTGTAGCTGGACCATTATTTCACCTCCCAACTGAGGAACACATTGGGTAGGTCACCGGGATCTTCGATTTCCATCTTATCTCTCATCCAAGTCCCTTGGAAGATTCCTCCGACCTTTTCCCTCAATACTTCCTCTGCTTTCCTGAATAACTTTTCCTCATCCCATGAGCCATCCGGAAGCCTGTAATATTCTCCATCCCTTTCATCAAAGTTCACTACGATGTCGAAGCTCTTGACTCTAGCCATCTGAACCTCCAATGGGCCATCCCTGGCCCTGGTTAGGATCCTAGGTGTCCCACCACATGGAAACTTGATCCCAGTTGAACTGTGGGAATCTGAACTGGAGCCAAGCCCTCTCGGCTTCCCCTGGATGCATCCTATCGGCCATTTCCTCACTCATTCCAAACTTCTTAACCATCTCCATTCCATAGCAGTAGGAGGGCCAATCCCCTGAGGAGCCTTGGAGATGTTCGTAGTATTGGATGGCATTGAATGTTACATTGCCTTGGTCATCGACTGTGAAGTCATCACTGTCACACCCAGGTTGGATAGGGATCTTGCGATCCCCTTGTTCCCATCCCTTCGGTCCTTCCATCTTTCACCTCGTTCCTTCCGGGCCCATTTCCATCTTTTCCGTGAGAGCTTCGATGATGAACTCCTGGACCGATTGGTTCACAGCGTCCGCACAGACTTTGAGGTCTTGCTCAAGCTCAGCTGGGACTTCGATGATCAGCTTGACCATATGGTATCACCTCCTTTCCTCCATTTAATCTCCTTTATCCCTGTTCCTCCCATATTTTTATTATATATCAGGTTAATCAGGAAGTATACATCAAAGTTACCAGAATGCTTCCATTACCCTCGGACTATCTAATCAGACCATAGTCTATCAGATCAGTACTAGGCTTCTTATCCATATCCATGAAATCATATCCTGTATCCCTCTTTCTTAACAGATCTCTAGCTAATCCTACCTTCACTAGTAAGCATACCAGACCAGTCCATTATTCATAATACTATAGTACCATGGCATGGGTTATCATCGGGACAGGCTACTGCATCGTCAGCGTCATTATGGACGGTCAGGCCCGGCTGCTCATAAGCCATAAAAGAAATGCCCAGTAGGCAATGCCAGCGTCATTAGAACTGGTCAGGCCCGGCTTCTTAGAAGCTAAAAAGAAGGGACCCAGGGATTTCCTGGGCCCCCTCTCTTATGATAGGGCAGAGCTCTGGGGTAGGTTAGTTACAGGTTGCTACCTACCTTGCTCAGTCCTCGGGCTTGATCTGCTTGCTGATGTAGTACCCGAGCTTCCTGAGCTGACGCCGGATCTTCTTCCCGGCCCGGTCGTCCTTGACCAGCTTGGAGGCCTTCAGCTTCAGGAGGAGCTTAGCGATCCGCTCCGCCTTCGGCACGACGGGCTCCAAGGCCTTCGCCTCCGTCTCAGCATCCACCTCAGCTGCCACCTCAGCGATCACCTCATTGATGACCACTTCGGTGTCCTGGGCGATGATCTGATCCTTGGGATTCTTCATTGTGTTCTCCTTTGAGTGTAGTGTTGGAGAACCCCAGAGGCTCTGCCCCTATTCTATTGTACCGATCCCTCGGCCACTGCCCCACTCATCCGTGAGTAGGTAAGCCTGATGATGTAGAAGCTTGTGTATATGATTAGATGAGCGTCATGATGTTAGAGCAGAAGTATATGAGAGCATAGCGATGTGACACGGGGTGCTTACTTCACCTAACCCCGAAGGTGTACCTGGTCGAACTATAAGGTATAGGTGTTATTATACGTAAGTGGGCACGCCAAGAGGGCCGGTAAAAAATGTCAATTTCATATTTCCAAATTTTTTCGTTATGGGTTATTATGCCTAGTAAGTAAGGGGAATCTGGGTATCCTACGAGTTTTACAAAAAGTTTACAAATATGATTCGGCACCGACATGGTATGATTTCATCTGGACCGAATTGTAGGCCGTTCCACAACACGGTACACGGAGGATATCATGGCTGAGAAACTTCATAAGCACATCCGTCACCTTCCCTCGGCTGGTGGAACTGACAACCCTCCGATCGGGAAAAAGGGCAACGTTCGAGGCAGCACCTCATCGTCTAGTGGGCCACACCAGGCACATCTTCCCTCTACCTATGCTGGAAGCAAGGGTGTGGGTGCATCTCAGTCGAAGGCTACGGGGATCGGCGGTGGCGGAACTGGCGGGCCGAAGTTTGGATTCCTTCCTTCTAGCTACGAAACCGGGAAGAAGTAACGGAGGCCACGAATGAAGAACTTCTTCTGGTCCCTCCTTCTTCTACTGGTGGCAGGGGCCGCTTTAGCTCAGCCCAATCAAACGATGGGCAGCAAGACCCCTTCAGATCCTGGCAAGTGGGTGTATCTTCGTATCGACGATGATGGCACTCTACTTGCTAGGGATCCTGACCGTGACCGAGACTTTTCGGGATTCATTAACTGCTTCAACGCCGTAGTCTTGAATTATGGTCAGACGTATCAGATGAATCAGCCTAGGTATATTGGCCAGTTCACCCGGGCTGCTCTGATGATCAGCTGGGGTATGCCCGCTGCCGCTGATTCAGATTCAGTTAGCTTCATTGTTAGAGTTTACGGGAAGACATCACTGAACAGTGGTAACTTCTTTCTGTGGACTCCTTATACTCATATCATCACCGTCAGTGATTCATGTTTCTCCACAGTAACTGTGGCCGATACGGCAGGAGCTGGATCTAAATGTATTTCCCCAGCTCCTTCATTTGTAGTAGGTCGCAAGTATTACCTAGCCAACACCAAGCTACCCGCATCTGCGGCTGGATTTCCAGTCACATCAAATCAACGGATCAACTTCCGAAATGTTCAAAGCTGGGCTTGGCGTTTTGGAGGAGTGAATGGGGTAAGTCTAAACCTTAGTGATGATGCGGGTAATCCATTTCCTTTTCCTTATATCTGGATTGAAATTACTAACATCTGCCCAGCTAATAGCGCCAAGAACATGACGGGCGTTACCTGTGACATCTGGCCGAGGGTGAACTAATGAGAAAACTACTCCCTATCCTTTTAGCCAGTGCCCTGTGGCTGACGGGTACGGGGGCTACTAACCCTCCCGCAGCTGGTTTAGCTTATCAACAGTTCAAGAGTCCTGACCGTTCGAAGCATGTAATGGTCATTAGGCCTTCACGCTGGGATGTACTGGGAGGAGCATTAGCTGGGCAGAGATTAACGATGTTTACCGAGTTCGGCAATCTTCTTGATGCTTGCGAGGCTCAGGGATTAGAGTTACACTATTATGATACTAACTTCTTCGAGTCAGATAAAGATCACCGAGAGATGTGGACGGATGCAGGCCGGTTCTACTCTTTAGCTATCATCCTTTGGCCCAGTACCAGTGTTGCAAGTTTTTCTAGGTACATCTGTGCCGACTCTACTAATGTCCAGCTCTTAGTAGTGGGTGGGTCCAATGGAGGAGCTCAGTTATCATGGTCTATTACCAACGGAGATACTCTCAACTGCCGTGGGTTTATAGATACAGCTCCTACTAGTTTCGAAGCTATCACTATTAACAACGGAGCTTGCTTAGTTACCTGGGATAATGTAGACACTATCTGGGCTCAGAGATGGGCTACGGGTAAGAGGAAGGGAGTTCTTCCCTCGGGTATGGCTAGTGTAGTTAGGCCCTGGAGGGTGACGGCTCTATGGCCCGCAACGGGTCATAAGACTTTTGCTATCAATTCAGCTGAGACTCTCAACGTCAATTTACCTCCAGATCCCCAGGATTCTATTGCTGTAAGCGGAGAGTTCTTAGGTCCTGTGTGGAAGACTCGCTTCACTAGCTACTCTGGAGACAGTCTCAATGACAACAATGGAGCTGGAGTTGGAACTTGGATCAACTCACTTGCTACCTCTACTAATCGAGGGGCGAACCAGGGTGGGTTGTCTCCTAGGGATGTGTGGTGGGTCAAGTTCGTAGATAGTGGGACGAATACAATCGTTTATCCTACACTTGTCTGGGCTCTTATCTGTAGATTCACTACAGCTAAACCTATCAAGTGGGGATATGATTGGGATGATGTAACCGATAAGTTTACTGATAACTTGGGCCAGCCTCCTCGTTGGCGTAATACAGCGGCCGATTCATCTCTTAAAGCTTTAGCCGTCTTTGGGGTCAAGCCCAGTAATCACATTAACCCAGGCCACATTGAAGCATATATCAAGGGACTTACCCCCAACTATGAAGTAGCTTGGTCGGGCACTCCACATACATATCTCCAGAGTTTGACTTGGATCCACCACTCCCATGACTCCGCTTCGGCCACTATTGGATCTAACCTTGTGGGACAGTTTGGAGGATACGGGACGGGCAACGGGTCTGCGAGAACTCAGGGCGGAGTGAATGTACAAATCTACAACCACCGCTATGCTTCACGTTATGATCCCTCTTCTAACGGTCAACCAGGTAGTGCGGGGTTCGGAGCGGGCGGCCGATATGGGATTATCCAGAGGTTGGCGTACATGGACTCCCTTCGCCGAGTTCTTAGTCCCAATAGCTACACTCCCCCATACATGGGGTTCCCAGCTAATCAGATGATGCCAGTAGGCTGGATTACCCGGGCTACTACTAGCAACCCCCTGTGGACTACCTACAAGGTAGAAGCTTTAGAGTGCCCCATGGATTCATTATGGTGGGCCTTCGACAGCATGCTAGTTAAGGGTAATGGGCGCGACGGGAGAAAGCTCTATCTCAGGTTTCTGACGGACAATCCCAGGGGTAATAACAACCTAGGCGGCGGGTTTAATGGATATGCCCTAGGAACCACTACTCAATATGACCGAGACAGCGTAGTAGCAGCTTCTCCCTTCCTATATCCCAATGAGAAGGTGACCCTCCCCGTATCTGGTAGGTTAGTGCAGGCAGTTGGGATCGGGGGATGGTTAATGGGGCTATCACCCAGGAATCAGTATGTTAACGATTGTCAGTATAAGATGGCAGCTCTATTCGGATTTAAACAGATTGCTCTATACCGATCAGAAAATAGTAATGCTACTGTAGGTGAGGCTTTCAATACTGATGTATGGAACGTGTATGGGAGTCCCACGGGGGCGGGATCGGGATCTATTAACCATGATGCCTTAGGATTCCGCCAGTCCTCACGAGTTATCTGGCAGCATCCAGGTCAGTTTACTCTTATCCCATGTAGGACGGGAGACTACCACGTAGAGGTGATGGTGCTGGGGATGCTACAACCTATTCGTGGGTTAGAGAAATCATTGGCAGGTCGTCCTATCCAAAGGTGTGTGCCAGCATGGACTATAAACGATCCTTACTAGCTCTACTGCTAGTAGCTAGTACAGCCACAGCTAGTAATGCACCCTTCCCGAGAATCTTCTATTATGCTAACAATATCAACTCGGGATACCCATTACTTGCTCAGGATCTAGAACCCCCCAGTGGGGCGTTAGATCTAGCTTCTATTAGGAATAGGGCTCGATATCCTATTTCTACTGTGGGGATATCTCCTTGGGGTAATCTTAGGGGGATTAGACCTCTAGAAGCTGTCAGGTTGCTACATACCTACAATCCTAAGGCCCTTGTTCTGGGTTATTTCAATATGGGATATTGGACTCACCCTATTACTGACACCTTTGACGCAGCTGACTCATCATGGATTAGAGATTACCATTGGGCTAGAAAAGCTCTGGAATTTAACCCTCAATCGGTGTGGATATATACCCTAGCTACTGGATTACCCTGGCTAGGTAGTCTTATTAGTGACAATTGGGGTAACCCACCCTTTGCTGATAGTGTAGCCAATATGTTAGTCAGGGCAGCTAATATGAGGGACTCAACAGGGCGTTACATCTTTGATGGGTTCTTCTTTGACAGTGTTACTCGTAAGCCTGGAGATTCGGATAATGGAGCTAATGGTGGTCCATGGGACTTAGCTAGGTTAGGGTTCTCTAGTGACGCTATGATGAATGACGCTACTACCTCTCAGTTATCTACCTTCTTCGGTAAGGTCAAATCTGGGTGTCCACAAGGTTTCAAGATGTACATCAACCCTGTTACTAAAGCCGATAGCTATATTCAAAATTGGGTAATGGATGGGGAGTTGGTAGAGGGGTTCGATGCGGCCACTTCTTTTACTGAGGGACGTAGTTTCTGTCTATGGACCTCCCCAGACATAAAGCTCTTAAAGGCTGAGGATTTTTCTGGCCCACCCACCTATAGTGCCTCTAAGACTAAGCAAGCTAGGTTCCTGCTTGGTACCGCTTGTTTAGGAGATGGTTGGGCGTATATCCATACGGGAGATAACAATTTCAGAAACGGTTTCTATGATGAGTATAGTGTTGATGAGGGTGGATCTTCAGACACCTCTGGGGCTCATCAGGGGTGGCTGGGTCAGCCCCTAGCTCCAGCCTATGTGCAAGATGGGGTATGGAGACGGGATTTCCAGAATGGGGTAGTCTTAGTAGATAGTACCTTTGCTACTCCCATGAAGGTAGACTTAGGTAACCATAGTTACCGTAGAATCTCTGGGACTACTGATCGGTCGGTCAACTATGGATATACTGTCAGGGACGTTATCGTACCCCCCAGGGATGCCATATTTCTTTATAAGCCTTCAGGTCAGAGAGCTAAGAGGCCCTAACTATGACTGCCAAGGGATGTATAGGTTTAGGCTATAGACTGAAGTCTCTTAGAGAAACAAGGACTCCAGAGGGGAGGAAGAAGAAATTGGCTACATTCAATGAAAAGATCAAGGCCAAGAAAGAGGAGCTTAGACTTCTGGGGTTAAAGAAGCATCACCTAGAAGGCCCCTTAACTATTACGGGCAAACAGTCTAAGGCTATTGAGCTCCTGCTAGATTTCCAAAATAACTGGCCCCCCGAGTATATCGCAGCCCAATGTGGGGTGTCCACCCGTACTATCCACAACTGGCGTAATGATCCTATCTTCCTCAGGACTCTGGACAAGGAGATTACATCCAGGCGTACTCGAGTAAGGCTTGAAGCTTTCAGGATGTTGTTCAAGAAGATCAAGTTCGGTAATGCTAAGTTCTTGAAAATGTACCTGGAGCTGACGGGTGATCTGAAGCAGCATATCAAGATCGAGGATGAGCAGACGGTAGACTCCCGTAGTGAGGGAGAGGTAGACAAGGAGCTCGACAAGCTTCGGGCTGAGCTCGGGGTACATGATGCTGAACTCGGGCTCAACTAGCTACATCAACGTAAAGAAGGAGCAATACAAGCAACTATTAACCCAGAAGAAGAGACTGAGGGGTCTCAGAGATCTTTGGTTCTTCGATCGTTACATTCTTAACTATGATGACATGACAGACGAATCTGAGTTCCATGGAGAGCTCTGTCATCTAGTAGAAAATCCCAAGAACGAGAAACTTCTTATCCTTGAACCTCGAGGCTCTCTAAAGACTTCTTGCATTACTATTGGGTATACTCTTCAGCAAGTAGTAAAAGATCCCAACATTCGGGTTCTTATCGCTTCTGAAGAGTTTAATACCTCAATGAAGTTCCTTTCTGAAATCAAGGGACACATTGAACATAATGAGGAATTCAAGAAACTCTACGGTTACCTTAAGAGCCGTAAGAAGTGGTCAGAAAAAGAGATTACTATCAACAAGCGCACAAAGTGGAGGAAAGAGCCCACTATCACCTGCGCGGGTATCGATGTTACGAAGGTGGGTTTGCACTACGATCTTATTGTCATTGATGATCCCCATAGTAGTAAGAATATCACAACTCGTGAGCAGATAGAGAAAGTAAAGACCTGGTACAAGCTAGTACTCTCTCTGCTCGATCCGGGCGGTAAAATCATCATCATTGGGACGAGGTGGCATTATGATGACCTTTTCGGGTGGATCATCGAAAAAGAAAGGGAAAGGAAAGAAAAAGGCTACAAGAGGAGATACAGGGTCAAAATCGAAAAAGCGATCAAAGAAGATGGCACCCTCTTATGGCCCGAGCGTCTCTCGCGCGAGTTTCTTACAGACCAGAAGCTAGAGCAGGGACCTTATATCTTTTCATGTCAGTATCAGAATGAACCAGTTGATGATGACTCAGCTATCTTCAAGAAGAGCTGGATTCAGTTCTACGATCCACTGACTATGGACTTCGAAGAACTTTATCCCCAGTTAAGAGTTTTCACCACAGTTGATCCTATGCGCGACGAGGAGGGTAATGACTTCGTCGGAATCGTTACCTGTGGAATGGCTCCTGACTACCGGGCCTATATCTTGGATGTTCGGCGTAAGAAGATGGATGAATATGACACTATTGAAGAGATCTTCGATGTATATAAGAAGTGGCATCCGGAGAGAATTGGAGTTGAGTCGGTTGCTTGGCAGAAGAGTTATTACCGTTATGTTAAAGCTGAAATGCTAAGGATGGGAATGCGTCTTCCTATGTGTGAACTTAAGACAGATACAAAGATCACTAAGAGAATGAGAATTAGAAGTATGATTCCCTACTGGAAGAGCGGTTTATTCCTGGTGCCTGGGCATAGCTTAGCTACTCTCGAAGGAAATATGGCTACTCTGATGGACGAGTTGTTGCGGTACCCCAGAGTCTCCAATGATGATTGCATTGATGCTCTAGCTTATATGGACCAGCTGATGAAGAGGCCCATGATCAGTAAGATCATGAGGAAGCTCCACCCCCGCTCTCTTAATGCTATTAGGGCTAAAGTTAAGGCCCGGAACGATAGGACAAAGCTCGGTATCTTTAACGTGAGGTAGTCATGGCTAAAAGGCTAAGTTCACTTGAAGTCACCCAATGGCAGGAGCGAATCAGGATCGGAGAGTCCTGGCGCAAGCAGGAGGGTGAGGACAAGTGGCGTAGGTATATTGGCTACCAGCAAAGCAAGTTTCTAGAAATTAGTCCTGATGGTGACTATATCTGCGTGAACTTAGTCCACCCCATGGTTAAGGTCATCATCCCAGCTGTATACAGCAAGAACCCTGACATTGTGGTAATCCCCCGTCAAGAACGCTATCAGGGTGCAGCTGATCTGATGCAGGTTTACCTACGTTACATCTTCAAGGAAATCGGTCTCAAGGAGGAATTGAAGCTTGTTCTCCTAGATACACTACTTTGTGGCCATGGTTGGGTAAAGACAGGCTATGCTACTCAGTTCGAGAATATAGATCCCTATGAAGGGGATTCTATGATCAGTATGGTCCTTAAGATGATGGGGATTAAGGAACAGGACCCTGCTGATGAAAATCGTCAGAGATATGCTGCCGCCCCTAATGAGAAAATCTCGGATGAGAGGCCCTGGGCGTTAAGAGTGTCTCCATTCAATATGGTAGTCCCGGCCATGAGTAAGAGGCCCGAGGAGCTACCTTGGATCTCCGAGATGTTAGTTTATACTATGACTGACCTTAAGAATCACCCTGAGTGGGATGTTCCTAGGAATGTTAGTCCTTCTACTGATGTTCAAACTTTGCTTAAGAAAACTAGTACCTCTCCTGTCTCTATCAACAACACTCTGAGCGACGAAGACCTTAACTACAAAATCCTCTATGAAGTCTGGGATCTACGAGAAGGATGTATCTATATCATTCCTGATGAGTCAGATACTCACTGCTATGACTATAAGGAAAATGAGTATAATTTCTTAGACTCCCGTCATCCCTACTTGATGCTGAGATTCAACGAAGTTCCCGATAGGTTCTACCCGATGTCTGACGTTGAGCCTTGGGAAGCTCAGATTCATGAGTTGAATGCTACTAGAACTCAGATGATGACCCATCGTAAGCGTTACAATCGTCGATATGTAACCGTAGCGGGAGCCTTCAAACCTGATGAGTTAGATAAGCTCAAGAAGGGAGATGATGGCACAGTCATCGAGACAACCGAAGAGGACGTTCGGGCAGTCATCACCCCAGTTCAGGATGCCCCGCTTCCTCCAGAGGCTTATGCTTCAGAGGAGAGAGTTAAGAGAGATATCACCGAGATTTCTGGGATCACGGGTTATCAGAGGGGAGACACTCAGGCTGGTGCTAAGACTGCCACCGAAGCGGCCATCGTCGAGGGGCAATCGAGAGGAAGGAACGAGGAAAGATTAGATGTAGTTACTACCTTTGCGAATCGCATTGCTAAGAACATTGCTACTATCTCTCAGAAGTTCATGACTGCCGGAATGGTCTTCCCAGTTGTTGGTGATGCCGCTATCAGCTGGGTTCAAATCAAGAATAAGAAGCAATTGGCGGGGGACTTCTTATACGACTTGGTCTATGGGTCTTCTGTCTCAATTAACCCCGATGTAGACCGTCAGCAGTTTATGGAATTCTACCAACTTACAGCTAATGACCCATTCTTTGACCCAGTTAAGATTAGAATGGATATGGTTCGTAAGTTCCGACTGCCTTCACCTGAGACCTACTTGAATAAGGAAGCTTCTGAAATGCTGAAGCAGAAGAGAATCAATGACGCAATGCTAAACAACCAGGAAGAAGAGGGTGGAGGGGGTGGTGAACCCTCATCGGCAACGCCAGATTCAGCTTCTCTTCAGCAAGGCGTAGAAACTGCTCCTAATGTTCCTGTGCCCGGGGGTATGGGCGGGGGAGCTCCGATTCAGCCATGAGAATCTACGAATGTCCAGAGCATGATCAAGAATGGAAATCACATCCCGAGTGTGACGACTGCCGACGGATTCTCGAAGTGATTGCTAGACGTGAGGAGGCATTGAAGCTTAATCCCCTCAAGCCTAGATCGCACTTTCGAGGAGAATCCGTCTACTGGCCCAGTAAGATGGGTCATATGGGTCGAACAATTGAGAACCTAGAACACACTCCAGTTCACTTCGATATGAAGTACAAGTATCGAGAATACCTTAAACGTAAGAATGTAAGAGAGGCAGGTTAGAGATGTTAGAAGATAAGAAGGGAGTAACGGGCCAGGAGAACTCTCAGGACGAGCAGGATCCCAATGCTGAAGGGACTGAAACCGCTGAGGAGTCTACTGAAGATGCCGACTCTGCTTCGGACACCTCAGATGATACTAGCTCTGAGCAGTCTTCCGACGATAAGACCAATAAGAAACTCTTCTTCATGGACCCGAAGAATCTTCCTGCTGAACTGAAGCCTCACTTTGAAAAGATGCAAGCTTCTTTCACTCGCAAGATGCAGTTAGTCTCAGGAGTGGCTAAGAAGGCTCAAGCATTTGACGACATCGTTAGAGACCCAGAGGTTAGAGCCGTACTTGATAAGAAGTATGGCAATACCAATGGTAAAGCTAAGGACGATGACGACGATGAGGGTGATTCAGTTGAAGCCAGGATCGAGGAAAAGGTCGAAGAGCGAGTTGGACCTATCGAGCGAGAAAGAGCTCATGAAAAGTTGAAGTCTGAGTTCCAGGAGTTCTCGACTAAGTATCCCTTCTACAAGAACTACGAGATGCCCTTGAAGGAGATTCTTTCATCTAATCCGAATCTGACCTTTCGAGAGGGTTTAGCTTCGGTAGTGTTGGATGACCTTCTGGAGCTCGTGGGGACTGATCTTAAGTCCGTTATTGAACAAAAGAAGAGGGGAAATCTTACGAGACCCAATAAGGGAACTTCAGTCAATAAAGGCTCATCCACTAAGGCAGCCCAGACCATTAAGGAAGCTTTCGAAATGGCCAAGGCTTCCCAAGGGGTGAAGTAAGGAGATACAATGGCTGTCGGCAATACGAGTTTTGATGCCCTGCTTTCTACCACTCTGGCTAACTACCGGAAGACGTTTGCTGATAACCTCAGTACCTCGTTCTTCCTCTACTGGTGGTTGACTCAGAAGGGTAAAAAGCGTCATGAGGACGGCGGTGAATCTATCGTCATCCAGCTGATGTACGGCAAGAACAGCACTGTCAAGTCCTATGACGGTTACGAAGTGCTGGATGTTACTCCTCAGGAAGGTCTGACTTCTGCTAAGTTCCCCTGGAAGCAGGTTGCTGGTAGTATCAGCATCTCGCGTAAGGAAGAGAGGCAGAACTCGGGTGAGCAGCGTCTCATCAACCTTCTTCAGTCCAAGGTTACTCAGGCTGAGATTTCCATGCGAGATGAGCTCAACCGTCAGTTCCATGGTGACGGCACGGGCAACAACTCCAAGGACTTCATTGGCCTGCAGCTCTTGGTTGAGGATGGGGCTGCTTGGGGTACAGTGGCTGGTATTGATCGTAGTGATGCACTCAATACCTGGTGGCGTAATCAGTGGATCGGTTCTGTGGGTTCGTTCGCTACTAACGGCCTGAACAATATGCGCACTCTGTACAATTCGTCCAGCCGTGGTAACGAGCACCCGGATATCGGTATCACCACTCAGGCTGTCTTCGAGTTCTATGAGAAGGGTCTCGTTCAGAACGAGCGCTTCGAAGACAAGACGACGGGTGATGCAGGTTTCCAGAACCTAAAGTTCAAGGGTATGGTCCTGGGCTTCGACGAGCAGTGTGTCACTCAGACCATGTACATGCTCAACTCCAACTACCTGGAGATCGTGATTGATAAGGAGTCGGATCTTATTACTACCGACTTCGTCCGTCCCGAGAACCAGGATGCCCGTACTGCCCAGATCCTTATCATGGGTAACATGGTGTCGTCCAACAGCGCCCGCCAGGGCGTTATGAACGGTATCACAGCCTAGTACTCCGTGGGTGCTCCATTCACACCCTAAAAATGGGATTGAGGATATTATCTCTTTGAGAAGGGAAGATATACTCCCCAAGATAAAATACCAGGGGTATAATAACCACTCAAAAGGGTGCCATATCCTCAATCTTAAAATTAAACTCCCTGCAGAGCGGTGGATAATATCCATTGTCCATGCCGGCTTAAGGAGCTATAATGCTTATCCCTAGGATTACAGGTCGTACTCTTCCCGAGTCTGTCTATGCTATCATGAAGAATTCTGATACTATCGCTTTGGTTGATGGTGACTGTGTGATGGGAGATCAGACGGCTGCTGATGGTATCAGTGTTAAGCAGTCTACAGGTGCTCTTACTCTCTTCTGCGTGGGCGTCATTGCTGGTAAGGATGTCCAGGTGGGTGAGTTTGGTAAGGTCCAGGTGTTTGGGTACCATGGTAATGCTAAGACGGCGGGTGCTACTGCGGGACTGTCTCTTACTAGTTCGGGTACTGCGGGTACTATGGTTGCCGGTGGTACGGCAGATCCCCCGATTTCAGTACTGGGGTATGCTATTACTACTACTGCTGGCTCCCGAAGCAAGGTTTGGCTCCGCTGCATGTAGGAGATAGATATGTGGGACTGCCTTCGCTGCATCTACTGTAAGAGGATTTGGCTGGAAAGCTGGATCTTGAAGCTGGGAGGCTGCAGTTGCGGCAGCAATAAGGTAGCTCCCACATATCCAATTAGTGTCTTAGAAGAACTCAGAGTGATCTACCAGATGCTACGTTTCAAATGGAGAGTGCGTAATGAGCAGATCATCCATTGAAGATGGGCCCACTATGAACATGGTTATGACTCATGGTGGCTATGAACTAGACATGAACAATATCCCAGGCAAGCTTAGGGCTAAGTTGATCAAGAGAGGCGATTTGAATGCCGACTCTATTGGCCTTCCCCCTAACATGCCTGGAGCTAAGCTTAAGGCTCTTCGAGAGGAACTTAAAGCTAGAGCTAGGAAAGAGATCAAGCAAGCAGGTTTCCAGGTTGGTGAGCTGATCAAGTATGGTGAGCATACCTATGAGATCATTGACGTGGATGACGAGCATGTTTATATCCACCGTCCTCACAGTACTAAGCCTGATACTATGGCCCGAGTCAAGATTAAGATCGACAAAGTGATTAGAGTCCTAGTCGACGGGGAGTGATAATGTCCAGGACTATCTATGGCCACATTAAGATTCCTATCCAGAAACTGGACCTAGGCTTCCTACGCCCCGTAGCTGGAGCAAATGTAACTATCTACCAGGATAGAGCCGATGGTAGTCCTTCTCTGGATGCTCAGGGTAATATCCTAACTGGGGCTGTCTTAGCCTCTGTTTATGATGGGCCTACAGCTACGGCTCTACTGGTGACTCAGCCCCTAGTTACAGATGCTCTAGGCTATGTTGATGGGTATGCTGATAATGGTGAGTACCACTACCG